GACGGTAATCTACAAACTAAAAGTGGTGTGTTAAATATAGAATGTGTCAAAGAATCATATTCTCAAAAAATTGAAACTGCAAAACCTCTTGAAGATGCACCACCGCCAGAGGAAACACACTAATGGATTATTTTTACGGTATAGTTGAAGATAGACAAGACCCTTTAAAGGTGGGTCGTGTGCGCGTGCGTATACACGGGGTTCATACAGATGATAAACTTTTAATTGCATCTGCAGATTTACCATGGTGTCAAGTTATTCTTCCAACAACTTCTGCTGGTCTCTCAGGATTAGGAACAGGTCACGGACTCGTAGAGGGGTCTACGGTATTTGGATATTTTAGAGATCAAGCAAAACAAGACCCAATCGTTCTTGGTGTTGCAGCGGGTATACCACAAGCAGGATATAAAGAAGATATAACAGATGCATTGATAACAAGAAGTATTGAAAAAGGTTTCAATGACCCAAGAGCATTAACAGTTGATGACTATGCAGACACCCCTGAAATGCCAAACCCAGTTCAAGATTCAAGAAGAGGTTGGGGTCTTACAACTGCAATGGATACTGCACCAAAGTCTCCAAAGACTATTGATCTAAAATTCGATGCAACAGGTTCAACTATAGAAGAGTTAGAGCTCACAAAGGAGATGTTACCATACTATCCTTTATATACAGACGAATCAGATTACTCATCACTTGCAAGAGGTTCAGTATTAGATCATAAGATAAAAGAACTAACAGATGCAGAAGGTAACCCAGTAGAGCATCCTGATACTCAAAAGATACTTAAAGATTTTGTTGATGTAGATTCAGGGCCAGTTTATCCTTATAATAAAGTTACTCAATCTGAGTCAGGTCATGTATTTGAAGTAGATGATACACCAAAGAAAGAAAGAATTAATGTGCATCATAGATCGGGAACATTCCATGAGATTCATGCAGACGGTTCAGAAGTTACTAGAATTGTAAACAATAATTATACTGCAATCCTCAAAGATGATAAAGTTTATATCGCTGGGAATGCAGACTTACAGGTAGGACACGGTAATGTAAACATAACAATCGATACAGGTAATGTTGATCTGAAAGTATTAAAAGGAAATGTTACATCAGAAATTACAGAGGGTAATCTTAAAGCAGATATCCTTAAAGGAACAACAGATGTATTATCAGAAGGTAAAATAACCATCACTGGTAATAACACAACAGAGATTATATCGGATACAACAGTTACAGGAACATTACATGTAACTGGTAAACAAACCAACGATCAAACGATTCATGCGAAAGGTGACATATCAACTGATGCTGGAAATGGCCCAACACTTGCAACCCATACTCACAACTACTTTAGTGGAGCGGGTGGTGCAAGTTCAGGAGCCCCAGCAGAAACTAAGAAACCTTCATAAAAGATGTTAACGGAGTATAAATAGTATTATGGTCGATTATGTTAAACCCAATTCCAAGAATGTTGCAATCAAATCTGCATATAAAGATTTGGATTTAATGTTCACTGCACATCCGATTACTGGAGATGTTGCAACTAAATCGGACTCAGATGCAGTTCGTAGGGCAGTTAGAAATATAGTGATGACTAACTACTATGAGAGACCTTTCAAACCAAGTTTTGGTGGAAATATTCGTGGACTACTATTCGAATTGGACACCGATAGGAAATTAAATAGAGCAAAGAAACAACTTGCTGAGGCGATTCAAGATTTTGAACCAAGAGTTGAGAATGTTAAATGCATCTTCAATTCAGAAGGTAACAGTCTAAAAGTTACAGTCTACTATAGCATTAAGAATGGTCTAACAGGTCAAGAAGTTAATTTTACAGTAAATAGGGCACGATAATGGCAGTAAACAGTTCACAGATAAATGTCACTGATTTAGATTTTGATAACATTGCAGATAATTTAAAGAATTATCTAAGAGGTCAAGATACATTCAAGGACTATAACTTTGAAGGTGCAACTTTAGGAATATTGATTGACCTTCTAGCATATGCATCTCATATTGGTGCAGTAAACACAAACATTGCAGCTTCAGAATTATTCTTAGATTCTGCACAAATTAGAAAGAATGTAGTTTCTAGGGCAAAGGATTTAGGATTTACTCCATCCTCAGAGAAAGCTTCAACTGCAACTGCAACTATGACATTGAGAAATGTTAAAGGTGCAGACGGTATAATCCCCGAACTAACTACAATGATTATGCCGAGAGGTACAATCTTTACAACAACTTACGAAGGTACAAACTATGAGTTTGTAACTGCAGAAACTTACACACCAAATATTGACGGTACTACATTTACATACAATAATATCGAATTAGTACAAGGTACTTTTGCCCAAGACCAATTCATATTCGATACTCAAATTGCAAATGCAAAATTTGTATTATCAAATTCTAGAGTAGACAAACTAAGAATGACTGTTACTGTTAACTCAGGTGGTGTATCATCTACTTATGCATTGTCTACAGACATTTCTAATATCACAACTACATCGAAGGTATACTACACTCAAGAAAATGAAGAAGGATTTACAGAGATTTATTTTGGGGATGGTACATTAGGAACAAAACTATTAGATGGTGATATTATTACAGTGGACTATATTATTGTAGATGATCTTCATGCAGATGGAGCTAATAGATTCCAACAAACTACTGCAATTAATGGTTACTCAGATTCATCAATAGTTGTTACAGCAAAAGCATCAGGTGGTGCAGAGAAAGAATCAATAGAGTCAATCAAGTTCAAAGCAACAAAGTTCTATACATCACAAAACAGATTAGTCACACTAAATGACTACAAAGCAAAAGTGCAAGAATACTATCCGAATGCAGACGCAGTCGCAGTTTGGGGAGGTGAGGATAATAACCCGCCTGCATATGGTAAAGTATTCGTTGCATTAAAACCAAACAATGCAGATTATCTTTCAGATACAGAAAAGAAATTAGTTAAGGATAATCTAAACAAACTAAATATGTTGACGGTTAGACCCGAGATCGTAGATGCAGATATCATCAAGATTCTGATTACTACAACATTCAAATACAATCCAAGTCTAACTACATTGACAGCTGGAGAGTTAGCAACATTGGTTAAGAATACAATTAATCAGTTCGATACTGATGAACTGAATGGATTCGATGCAATCTTTAGACATTCAAACTTATTGAAGACTATCGATGCAGCTGATTCTTCTATTCTATCAAATACAACAAACATAAGACTTAAAAAGAAACTCAAAGGAACTGTATCTACAAATCCAATAGGATATACAGTCCCTATGGGTAACCCATTATATAATCCACACTCAGGACATAATGCTGAAAGTGGTGGAATTATAACAACAACAGGATTTAAGGTTGGAGGTGACTCCGTAAATACCTATTACTTCGATGACGATGGTAAAGGTAATGTGAGAAGATATTATCTCTCAGGTGCAACTCGAATCTATAAGGACAATGCAGCTGGTGTAGTTGACTATGCCACTGGGTTGATAACAATCAATGCCTTCATTTTGACCTCAACGGTTAATACTGATACATCGATTGATTTCACGGTGATACCTTCGGGTAATGATGTCGTTGCAGAAAGAGGTAACTTAATTGATATCTCTAGTGATGATATTAAAGTCACTGGTGAAGTAGACACCATCGCAAGTGGTGAATCAAGTGCTGGTATAGGGTTCAATACAACCTCTACCAGTAGTTATTAATAAATGAATAAAGTGGTCGGGAGTCCCCCGAGTAGTTTCCCATTCAATTGGATTATAGGAGGAAAATAGAATGGCAGATAAAAAAATAACCGCTCTGACGGTAATGAATGGTTCCGAGGTTTCAGGTACAGACATCTTGCATGTCGTAGATGACCCTAGTGGAACTCCAGTAAACAAAAGACTTGCAATTTCAAGTCTTTTTGAAAACATTCCAACTCACTTGGCAATTAATGACTTGAATGCAGTTAGTGCTTCAGGTTCTATTAATGACGGTGGTGTTGTTGTCGTTGA